GTGCTGCAAGCCGCAATAGATCAGGGCGGGCGCAAATTAGATGCGTTTAATACGATGCTGCCAAAGGTCTATCAGACAGTAGGTTTCAAGCCCGTCGCTCGCGTTAAGTGGAATGATGAGTTTGCACCGAAGCCACCCTTCGCAGCTAAGGCGTGGGACAAAGAGACCTACAAAGAATTTAATAACGGCGAGCCAGACATTGTGCTGATGGTCTATGACCCTGACTATTTTGGCGGCGTAGATATGGCAAGCGTTCCGCGGTTTGACGATTTCGACGAGGCCGCCGCGATCCAAAATGCGGAGGTCGAGCGTCTCGCTCCGCGAGTAAACGAAATACACGGCACGGAATAATCAATGGCACTTATTGACGAACAGGCCGCCGCGGCATCCGCGGCGGGCGGCACCCTTGTGCCTGACGACGCGGTACAGGTTGCCGGTATGGGTCAGGCGGCTTCGCGCCTTGGGCAATCAATCCTAGAGCGCGCTACCGGCAAGGGCGGCAAGCTAATGGGCGCCGGCCGCGACAAAGCGGCTGCGCGCATGCGCGAGGCGCTACAGGAAAGCCCAGATGAGACGCCGGCTCCACAGATCGTCGAAGAGCCCGAGGCTGCGATGCCGCGTGTCGCTGAGCCCGTTGAAGAGATACCGCCAGCGCTGCGCTACGACGACCCCTATGCGCGGTATGACACAGGCAGCGTCTTAGACGACACGCGCATACGTGTCAGCGAAGAAGATGTTGAGGCGTCACTGCGCGCGCCCGCGCAGCGCCAGGAAGATATGGACTCGCCGGTTGCGCTCAATGAGCCGCTTGCTGATTTTAACGAGAACCGGTTGCCTGACGAGAACGCCGTGCTGGCGCGCATAGGTCATAACAGCGCTGCGTTTAAACAACAAATTGACGAGGCCAAGCGCGGAGAGATTGAGCTAAACACAACGCGCGAGATGGCTGACTTGATTGGTACGTCGCCGGAAAAAGTCCGCAAGGTTGCCCAAAGTTTATTGGCGCGCGAAGAGGGCCAGGTCGCGCAAGTCAAGGGCATGGGTTTGGCCGAGACGATGCTGGCACAGCGCGAGTTGCTTGTGACCGAAATGAGGAAATTGGACAGTCTCGCAGAGAAGGTCTACGACCCAGACAGTCAACTGGCGCTTGGTGGGCCCAATGAGGCACTCCAGTTCCGCGCGCAGATGGAACTCGTTGCAAATCTACAGATGCAATTCAAAGGCGCGCAGACAGAGCTTGGCCGCGCATTGTCTGCATTCCGTATTCCTGTGCGATCGATGGCAGACGCCAACCCTGAACAAGCGCGGAATATGGCAAAGATGCAGAACCGCGACCTGACTGTGTTGCTGGAGGACTATGGCGGTCTAGACAACATCAACCTGGCAGCGCGCTTGTATCAGGAGCTGGACACAGCGGATCAGCGTGCCTCGTTTGCGCGAGGCCTTAGCAGGACGAAAAGAATTACCGATGCCGTCTATGAGGTCTGGCAGCATGCGCTTTTGACCAATCCTGTAACACATACCAAAAACACGGTTGGCAACGTCGTCACGACGATGGTGTTACCCAATGCCGAGCTGGCACTGGCGGCCGGCATTGGTGCCGTGCGCAGAAAGTTTGGCGCTGATCCGCTTGATACTGTGCAGCTAGAGGATCTACAGGCGCAAGTCTTTGGGCAAATGATGGCGATGAACGAGGCAACGAGATTAGCCGGTCGCGCGTTTGCTACAATGCAACCGCAAGGGGTGCCTGGTTCGAAAATTGACAAAATACGACTAACGACTTTTGGGCCGCCACCGCCTGAGAGCTTTGTGCAGAGTTTGAAATCTGGCGCTTTCAGCTCGTCGCGTTTCCCCGAAGTCGAAGCCACCGACAATCCCACCTTGTGGGCTAATACGATAGACACGTTAGGAAATGTTTTTACGTTGGGCCGCGCCTCCTTCCGCGGATTAGAAGCCGGCGACACTTGGTTCAAAGTTGTCAGCATGCGCGGACAAATTTATCGCGAAGCGCTTACGACAGGCCGCGCTCGCGGCCTAGAGGGCGATGAGCTTACTGACTACATATCAGAATTTATCTCTACGCCGCCGGCAGCAACAATGACGCGCGCCGAGGCGGTCGCAAAATATAACACGCTGCAAACAGACTTAGACAAGGTTGGCAGATCGTTTCAGACAGTCAGTCGCGTGCCGATGCTGCGCTACTTATTCCCATTTATCAAAACGCCATACAACGCGTTCAAATACAGCTTTATCGATCGTTCAGTGCTAGGTGCTAGGTGGGGGTCAACTGGCGCGATGATGCGCGCCGGCGGAAAGCAACGAGACGAAGCGATGGCGCGCATAACGCTGGGAACAGCGTTTGGCATGACAGGGGTTTTACTAGCTGCCGCAAGCGGTGGCGCCTTAACAGGTGGCGGCCCGACTGACCGAGGCAAAAAGCAAAACTTACGCCTTGAGGGTTGGACGCCCTACCGCATGCCGATCGGCGGTGGCGAATACATCAACTACAATATAGAGCCACTCGGCGGAATAATGGGATTGTATGTTGACGCATACGAGCTGCTTAGCGCCAAAGACGATTGGAGCGAAGCCGAGCTATCTGAGATCGTTGGCTCAGTCGTTGGCGCGACGTTGTACAACGTCAGCAATAAATCTTACCTGAAACAATTTGCAACACTCGGCCAAGTCATGGCGGATCCCGATCGATACTCGGGGCGCGTTGTTGAGAACCTAATAAAATCGATGGTGCCGCGTGTGGTCGCCGGGATAGAGCGCCAAGTAGATCCAGCGGTCAATGAGGCCAAAGGCGTCCTCGATAGCCTGAAGGCGCAAGTGCCAGGGCTTTCGTCTGAGCTGCGGCCGATGGTCGATGCCTTTGGCAATGATGTTGTGCCAGGCGTGAAGGTTGGCGAGAACAGCTACAACCTGGCGCTAGGGCCAGACTGGCTTATGCCGTTCTATATTTCCAACGACAAGTCTACGCCGCTCACCAAAGAGCTTATTCGTTTGGGCGGCGTGCATCTTAGCAAAATACAAGACGAGATACGGCTGCCGGCGTCGGATGGGGAGGGCAACTTGCTGCCGTCTGATCCAATCAAGTTGCCAGACGAGATGAGATACCAGTTGCAAAAGCGTGCCGGCAAAAAGGGTAAAGAGGCGCTGGAAGCGTTCATCAATACAGACGACTACAAGGCGGCTGCGGCGTTCAGTACAGGCAAGGGAAAAGCAGGAGACGCGTTGCGTGAGCGTTTAGGTGAGCGATTGCGATCGGTTTACAACGCGGCAACGGACGCAGCTCTCGGTGAGTTTTTGCAAGATCCTGTGTACGGCGAAGTGATTACCAAGATTAACAACCTCTATATCGAAAGGCGGCGCAAGGAGATGTCCAAGCTGCAAGGAGACGACAATTGACCGTCAGCACCACAAGCATCAAAAACTCGTATTCTGGTAACGGCAGTACGACCGCGTTCAGCTATACGTTCAAGGCGTTTGCTTCGTCTGAGATAAAAGTCTTCATCCGTACAGACAGCACGGGCGCAGAAGCGCAGCGCAGCGAAGGATCAGGCAGCACCAATTATTCAGTCAGCGGCGTCGGCAACGCTGGGGGTGGCACGGTTACATTTGTAACGGCGCCGGCGTCAGGCGAGACAGTTGTGATTCGCAGACAGACAGCTCAGACCCAGGGCACGGACTATGTCGAAAATGATCCGTTCCCCGCCGAGGATCACGAGACGGCGCTCGATAAGCTGACGCACATTGTGCAGGAGGTTCAAGAAGAGGTCGACCGCTCGTTCAAGGTTAGCAAAACCAACAGCATAACCACGCCAGAATTTGTTGACGACGCCAGTACGCGCGCGTCGAAACTGTTAGGATTTAGCTCAGACGGCAACACCCTGGAGGCGACCACCGGGCGCGTCAACACAGTCAGCGTGTCGGCTGTCAGTGCTGGCGGTACGCCAACAGCCAGCTTTAACACCACGACAGGCGCGCTCGCGTTGGGCGTGGTCACGGGGAATACGGGAGCGCAAGGCCCGGCGGGCGATCTCGATGATCCCACAACCACGCAGGGCGACATTATTGTGCGCGGTGCTAGTGCCGTCGAGCGCCTTGCTAAAGGTAGCAACAGCACGGTGCTGAACACCAACGCCAGCGGTGCGCTCGCCTATAGCACGGTAAGCACCGCGATGATCGCTGATGACGCGGTCACCTACGCAAAAATGCAACACACAACAACCGCGAATCGCGTTCTCGGCGCGGCGAGCGCAGGCACACTCGGCGAGGTGCAAATCGCCACAGACATGATCGCGGACGATGCGGTGAGCCTCTCCAAGATGGCATCGGGGACTGACGGCAATCTCATTACCTACGACTCAAGCGGCAATCCAGCGCACGTTGCGACGGGCAGCAGCGGTCAAGTGTTGACCTCAAATGGCGCGGGCGCGGCGCCAACTTTCCAAGCTGCTGGCGGCAAAGTCGTCGCATACGCGAACACGCATGTGTCGACGGACGCGAGCACGACAGCGACATTTCCTGACGACGATACGGCTCCCGGTAGCAGCGAAGGGACAGAGTACACGACATTTACACATACGGCCTCGTCGGCAACTAACAAAATTTTGATTCAGGTCATCGCTCAAGCGGCAACCAATGGCGTCGTCGTTCCTGTGCTTGCTTTGTTTAAGGATTCCGGTTCAACCGCGGTGCGCACGGTGTTTGAGGAGACGCACGGAAACGGACCTGTGATGATGACATTGCAACACCTCGACACCGCCGGATCAACATCAACAATCACCTACAAGTTGCGATTTGGTTCAAGCGGCAACACCGGCACGGTCTATCTGGGCAGTCAGCATCACTCAGGCGGGCGATGGAATGACACCGGCGGCGTCAACATTCAGGTATGGGAGTTAGAGGCATGAGCGATTTGAGCGCAGTATTAACCTGGAAACACCCAACCACATCATGGTCGATACGAGACAATGTTGTCGTTGAGTTTGACGGCGGCGTACCGTCTGCTGAAACGCTTGCAACTTGGACCGGCGAATACGAGACGGCGAAGCCCTGGGAAGATTTGCGCGCGGAACGCAATCGCCGTCTCACCGAAACGGATTGGTGGGCAAGCAGCGACCTCACGATGAGCGACGAGCAGCGGTCATATCGCCAAGCATTGCGCGACCTCCCCTCAAACACCTCTGACCCGTCAAACCCGTCTTGGCCGACGAAGCCGGTCTGACAATAATTTTGCCGCCGCATGATCGTGGTCGTCCGAAAATGGCTATCCGCGCGCTGATCGCGCTGCTCTTGTTCGTCAGCCCAGCGGCGGCGAGCGAATTTAAAATTAGACCACCCGAAAGTGTGGCAACCGTGACCATGCCGTGCTGGTCTGATCGAAAGCTGGCTAAGGCGCTGACGCGCTCGGAGTTTGATGCCGTCGCGCGCGGTTTGATGGTGAAAAAAACCGACGCCACGCAGCCGCTCGTTATGTTCTGGATGCACCTCTTGAGCGGGCGCGCCTTGGTGACGCTCAGCCGCGCTGACGGCGAAGAGTGCATCATTTCAATCCTCGAAAGCGCCGAGTGAGTGAACACAACCGTCGGGCAAGCCGGTGAGTATTTGACCGCTGGCTTACTTATTGATTTGGGATTGCAGGTCATGGTCTCGCCAACGGAAGGCTGTGACTTGCTCGCTTACGACGCCGATCGTTATTGGCGCGTTGAGGTCAAAACGTCGTCAAAAACCGAAACCTACAAAAGAAGATTTTATCGCTTCCATGTTGCGCGCGGATCTCGAAACAAGCGAATCGTGACCAGCGACACATGCGACATCATCGCGCTCTGCGCGCTGCCGTTGCGCCGCACGATTTTCCAACACGTTGGCCAAATCAAAGCGTTGAATTTGCGCGTGCTTGCCGATGAATTTGTTGAGGGCTGCGAAGAAGAAAGCTGGAAGGTGGCAACTTCATGGACATGATTTCGCAATACTGGGAGCAGATCCTACTGATCGGGGCGCTTATATTCCACGCCGCACGCTCGTATGCGCAGATAAGCGAGATGCGTAAAGACATAGACACGCTGCAAGCTGACACGCTTCGACTTCTCAAATGGACGCAGACACAAGCTGAGCAAATCGTCCAGCTCCGCGCTGAGATGGATGTTGCCAACAAGCAAGTGACAAGCTTGTGGGAATTCACAAACGGCATCCGCGATCGACTAAACGGACACGGGAAACACTGATGATTGAGGACTGGGATCGTTACCCCAATTTTAGCCGCAAAGAGTTTCAATGCTCGCACTGTGGTGAATGCGACATGGACCCCGAGTTTATGGACGCCTTGCAAGACCTGCGCAACCAGTTCGGACCAATGTCGCCATCAAGCGGCTATCGCTGTGCAGCTCATCCAGTTGAGGCGCGGAAACGGAAGCCTGGCACCGGCACGCACTCGTCAGGGAAAGCGGCGGACATTGCCGTCAGCCGCGGCGATGCCGTGCGCTTATTGAGACTGGCGTTGCTAGACGGTCGCTTCACTGGCTTTGGGATCCAGCAAAAGGGCGAGAAGCGTTTTATCCACCTAGACAGCACCACAACCAACCGACCAACGATCTGGTCATATTGAAGGAGACGAAAATGATTATTGCTCAAATGTTGCTAAGCCGCCTCAAGGAGCCCTCGACCCTAGCGGGGCTCGGGTCCGTGATGGCTGCGATAGGCATCTCGCTACCAGGGGAAGTCGTCACGCAGATCACTGTGGTGATCGGGGCGCTCGCCGGCATAGCGGCAACTATGATGAAAGAGAAGGGCGGCGAGTGAATGGTTGGCTTGTTGTGGCGGGATGCGCAGCGGTTG